AGCGCGTCGTAACTGCGCGGCCCTGCGCTGTCCTGCAGGACGGATTGCACGGTGATGCCGCCGATGCTGCCGCTCTGCTTGTGGCAGGCCGCAATGACGGCATCCTTGAGGGCCTTGACGCCGGCCGAGGTGGCGGCCAGGCAATTGACCTGGATGCGGCCGGTCATCGGCTCGGCACCGGCGGTGATGTCGATCGGCGGCAGCGGCACATCGGAGATTTCCTCCCAGACCACGGCCGGCAGCGGATCACCTTCGGGCCGCACGCCGGAGTACAGACGCGTGGACACGATCGCGGCGACGCCGGCACTGGCATCGAGCAGGGCCTTGATGACAAGTTCGGCGCTCATTTGCCAGCCTTCCGCAGTTCCTTCGGCAGGCGATCGCGCACGTAGCTCGCCATGGCGTCGATCGCCGCGCGCCATTTGCCGTCGAAGGCGGGCCGCATGAAAGGCTTGGGCCGGGCGCCCGGGTGGTCGATGACCTCCTTGAACAGGCCGGCGACGAACAGGCTCTTGCGATTCTTCGGCTTGATCCAGTGGCGGGCGGTGCCGAACTCCACCAGGTGCGCGTACCAGGCGATCTTGTTGCCGGCCTTGAGCGTGGCGCGGACGGTGCTCTTGCTGGCGCGCATGCTGATGCGGATGCTGCGCTTCAGCTCGCCGCGGCGGGCGCCGCGCTTGACGCTATCCATGGTGGGCAGGCCCTCGGGACACAGACGCTCGGCTTCGGCTTCCATCACCCTGGCGCCGGCACGCAGGCCGCCGCGCAGGATGTTGCGCTCGATCTTGACCGGCAGCTCCTGTAGCGTCTTGTGCAGTTCGGCCAGGCCGCGGATTTCGACCGGGCTAGCCATTGAGGTCCTCCACCACCAAAACCAGCTTGCCGTCGCGGCGGTATTCCTCGATCCAGTGGATCTTGGCCGTGGTGGCGTCGCTGAACTTGACGCGCATGGCGGCGGTGATTCCGGTGCGATAGCGGATCGTGACGGCCTTGCGCACGTCGGCACTGACCTGCTGTGCCTGGGCAACCTGCTTGGCCGTGAGCGGCCGCACGCCGGCCCAGACGGTGACGGTATCGGCCCAGGATTCCACCGGGCCGCCGACGGCGTCGCGGGTGACGGTGGCAGTTTGCAGCGTGACACGCTGATCGAGCTGGCCGGCGGGGATCATCAGCGGAACACCAGCACCCGGTAGGGATCGATCAAGCCATCCAGCGCCGGGTTGATGCTGAGCGGCTTTTCGTTGAAGGCTTCGCGCGCCTGGTAGGCGGCGGCGGCGTGCAGCGCGATCCACATGCGCAGCGCCTGCGGCACGTCGGTGGCGGCGGCGCCGTAGCCGGCGGTGTAGCGCACGCGCACGGCGTTGGCGGTGTCGCGTGTTTCGGGCCAGTCGGTGTCATAGGCGGGCAGCAGCCAACCGGGCTCAGAGTCCTTGTCCAGGGCGTAGTCGGCGCTGTCCATGGTCTGCTCGACGCCGCCGGTGTCGATGTACTTGACGCTCGTGATGCTGATGACCGGGGCGCGCAGCAGCTCGATGGCGCTGGCGGCGGGCCAGCCGTCGAGCACCACTTCCCAGGTCTGCGTGATCAGGGCGCGGCCGGTGGCGTTTTCGCAGGCCTGCCGCGCGGCGGGAATGAACAGGCTGGTGAGCAGCGTGTCCTCATCGCTGCCGTCGATGCGGCACCAGGTCTTGAGCGTGGTGGCGTCCAGCGGCTCGACGCTGGGGGCGGTGATGAGCTTGTGCGCCATTACCGGGTGCTCCTCTGGATGTTGCTGCGTCCGGCGCCACCCGCCTGGCGTGGCCGCGCGGAGTTGCCGCGGCGGCTGCCGCCGATGCCTTGCACGGCGACCGTCGGCGCTTCGGTGGCGGTCTTGTCGGCGAACGAGCCGGCGCGGCGGATGCCGTAGCCGGCGCTGCCCAATCGGGTGGTTGCCATGGTCAGGTGATGGCGAAGGTGTCGCCGCTGACCGGGGCGGTGGTCAGGGCGGTGACGGTGAGCACGCCGCCGCTGGTGCTGGCGGTGACGTCGGTGGCCTGCCCGCGCAGCGCAGCCGTGGTGGTGTCCTGGGCGAAGGTGACGATGCGGCCCTTGAACTGGTCGGCAACGCTGGCCGCCGGCGTGAGGCTGCTGGTGACCAGGCTGGTGGTGGTCGATCCGCTGCCGATGGTGCCGATGGTGTTGCCCAGCACGGCGCGCTTGAAGGCCGCCGCGGCGGTGGTATCGCCGCCGATCAAGAGCAGGTTGACATCGACCTTGCCGGCCTCGGTGAAGGTGAGGCTGTCGGTCTTGGCCTTGATCGCGGCGACTTCGGTGTCGAGGTAGCCGGCCACGGTCGAGAGCGCGCTGGCGGTAGCGAGCAAACCGATCTGCGTGTCGAGATTTGCGGCAGCAAGGCCCACAGCCGCGCGCATGGCAGCGGCATCGAGCGGCGCGGTGTAGCTGGCGCCGGCCAGCCGAGACGACACGGCGACATCGAGCTTGGTGCTGTTGGCGTCCATTTCCGCACGGATCGCGGCAGCGCTGGGGATGTCGCCGGTGGCAGCCGGCGCGGCGGGCAAATTGTCCGTCTTCGCCTTGATCGCGCCGACTTCGGTATCCACCGCGGCGAGGATGGCGGCGACTTCCGTGTCGAGGTAGCCGGCCACGGTCGCGAGCGCGCTGGCGGTGGCCAGCAGTCCGATCTGGGTGTCAAGGTTGGCGCTGGCCAACCCCACCGCCGAGCGCGTGCCGGCGGCATCGAGCGGCGCGGTGTAGCTGGCGCTGGCCAGGCGCGAGCCGATCGTCGCATCCAGCCGCGACAGGCCCAGCGCGGCAGCGTCGTCCAGGTCGGCGGCGATCACCTGCAGCTCGATCGGCAGCGGCGCCATGCCGCTGGCACCCTTGAGCATCAGGCTGACGCTGCCGGCGGTGGCAATGATGGTGTCGGACAGGTCAAGCCGATACAACCCGGGCATGTTGGTAGCGTCGATTTCGACGAAACCGCCATCGGAATGCGCGCCGCCGACAGTCTGCGTGGCCAGCGCCAACGCCGTGGCGCTGCCGGTGGCGCCCTTGCGGTAGTAGGCGGTGAGGCTGGCAGTATTGTAGGCGAGCCCGGTCTTGCCGGCGCCGGTGGTGCTGGCGCTGTCCTGGATAAAGATGTCGATGGTCTGGTCGGTGACGCCGGCCTTGATGATCTTTTTCATGTTATCCCCTCATGCCGCCGGCCATGCCGGGGTGGGTCAATAGGCCACCGCCGCCGGCGCTGGCGCCGTCGTCGATCTGATCGACAATCAGGGAAATGGCGGGCAGCGTGGTGGTGGTGTCGGTCCAGGCGCCGGGGTCGGTGCTGACCCACTGCCGCGTCGAAAGATGTGCAGTCACCGTGCCGATGCCGAAGGCGCGGATGCCGGTGCTGCTGGCGCCGGTGCCGGCGGCGGACAATTCCATCAGGCCGATGTTGTTGGCGGTGGTGGGTTTGACGCCGATGTAGTAGGTGCTGCCGGCGGTGAGCGTGAGCGGCGCGGCGAAAAATACGTGCACCACGCCGTCGGCCGTGGCGCTGTAGGGATAGTCGCCGTCGAGCGAGGTCTGCGCCAGCGGCGTGGGGCCGGCGCCGGGGTTATCGGTGCTGTCCCAGATAGAAAAAGTCACATCGGACCCGACGGCGTTGTTGAAAAGCGCCAGGCTCAGGCCGATGACGCGCATCTTGGCGGGCGCGACCAGCTTCAGCGCGCGCTCGTTGGGGTTGCTGCCGCTGTTGAAGGCGGTGATGGTGCCGGCGCCGTTGAGCGGGATCAGGCCGGGGAAAGTCACTGCGCCGGCGGCCGTGGTCATTTCGACGACCCACTCCAGCTTGGTGCCGGCCAGCGCCGACCACGATCCGGCGCCGGTGTCCTGCAGCGTGCTGGGGTACAGCCCGCCGACCCAGCCGGTGATCTCGCCGGAGGCGATGGCCAGTTGCAGGTTGGGGGTGGCGCCGGAATCGTGCGTCAGCACGATGGCGAAGTCTTGGCCGATGCTGAATGTGTAGGGCGTGCCGATGGTGACGCTGAGCCAGCGATTGTCATCGGTGTCGGCGATCGCCACCGTGCCGCTGGCGCCGGCGGCGATGATGGTGCCGCTGGGCCGGCCGTTGGTGACCGATTGAATTTCGATCTTGACCGTGTCGCCGGTGGTGACGGTGTTGGTTCGGAAAAAGACCTTGGCGATGCTGTCCGCCTGGTAGGCCTTGGCGACGTAGGCGACGCGATCGGCGGTGCTGTCGAAGGTGAGCGAGCTGACCGACAGGCCGGACGAGCCGACGTTGGATTGGAATTGCTGGATGGGCCACTGCAGCAGGCCGACGGCGGCGAGTGTCATGCGAGCCCCAATATCGTGCGGTACAGCGGCTCAAGGTGCGCCGCGATGGTGGCGTAGCCGGTGGCGCTCGGATGTACGCCGTCGACCGTGTCATGCGCTGGCGTGCCGCTGATGTCGCAGAAGACCACCTTGGCGTCGGCCGCGGCGGTGACGGCGGTCTGGATCTTGCCGGACTCGGTGGGATACAGGCTGGAGCGCGTGCCGGTGGGCAGCACGCCGCGGCAGATGATCTTGCCGTAGCCCTTGTTGATCAGCTTGGTGATGCACGACGCCAGCGCGGTGTCGGTTGCGGCCAGCCAGTCGCCCGCCAGATTGTTGCGCCCGACCGCCAGCACGGCGACATCGTCGGCGGTGACGGTGAGTGCCGGCAGGTAGGTGTCGAGCGCGGTGTCGAGCTGCTGGATGTTTTGCCCGTTGATCGCCGCCGTCAGTGCGGCATACCCGCAGGACGCGCCAATGCGGAAAATCTCCACCTCGCCCTGGTGATTCCCGGTGCTGCCGGTCGATGTGCTGTCGCCGAACTGGTGAATCTGCCGTTTGCTGCCGATGTCGACGTGCGCCGCGTCGCCGGCAATCGAGAATATGCAGCCGGTCAAATTGGTCCAGGCGGTATAGGTATGCAGGCCGGACAAGCCGGTGATCTGGTGCGCGTATCCGCCGATGCCTGGCGTGATCGATAGCGTGTGCTTGGTCGGCGCGGCGCCGTCGATGGACAGCCATATATCGGTGAAGCCGCTGGCGCCATTGCTGGCCACCACCAACCGCTGGAAGTTGCCGCGCACGCGCGCTGCGCTGATGTTCGACACGGTGCTGTAAATGCCGCGCTTGGTGCGGGCCGGCGTGTGGTTGGCGACGTTGGCCTTGGTCATGCCGGCGGCGACGCCCAGCGCATCGGCGACGCCGGGATACACCCAGTCGCGCGGCAGCACCACGTAAGGGCTGGCGCCGGTGATGTTGAGGATGTTGCCGCCGGCCTTGTTGAGGTAGATGTCGGAGCTGGCGCCGGTCTTGATGACGACGTAGTGTTCGACATCCTCCAGCCCGGTGAATAGCGTGTAGGTGAAGCTGCTGTCCGCCGCGTTGGCGTAGGCGCCGCCGTCGATGGATACGACCAGCCCGCCCGCCGAGGCCGACGACGGCGCGACCAGGGTGGCGCCCGTGCCCTTGATCCAGCCGCACCACAGGCACCCGCCGGAATCGGTGGCGGTCTGCGTCGCCAGGTAGATGCGGTTGGCGTTGCGCACGGTGTCGTAAGAGCCGACCAGGCCGGGCGCAATCTGCGCGGCGCTGAAGGCCGAGCCGGTCAGCAGCACGGCCGCCGCCCAGGCGGCGCTTTGCTTGCGGCCCAGCGTCAGGCGCTGGCTGATCCCCAATCCACCGGACATGTCAGGCCGCCGGCGTGATCTCGACGGTGCCGCTGGTGGTCACCGAGCGGAACGCGAACTTGTTGCCGCTGGTCACCACCCGAACGCGGTACTGCTCGCCGGCCTTGAGCCGCATGCCGCCCGCCGACGTGTC